TATGTTCTGAGTTGATGCCCAATCCTTTTGAAATCGCTCATAGTAAGCCACATTGCCACTATTATCTAAACCGATAATTACAGTCCAATCTGAATACTTTGCCAAATCGACTCCGTAACATTTAACAATATTGGTAGATAAGTCCGATGTACACTTCCGAATTGCATCGCTTCCAAATGGATTCGCAGCGTTCTCCGCTGGGTTAGCCATGTACTCTTGTTCAAATACTACATTTGGCAATTCACTTTTCGCAGCATCAACCTCAGTCTTAGCAATAAACGGGTTATCATAGGTGCTAAACTTAAAACTTTCCCATTCTGAATTTGCATTTAAGCCATTAAGAAATAAAGAATAAAAGAAATTCTTGCCTCTTGGAGTGGATAAGAATATTGCCTTACCTTGAAAATCTGTTAAGGTTGGTCTAATTGAGTTCTGCCAACCTTCTTCTAAGTTGGGAATGTATGAAGCTTCATCAATAATAGCATAATGAAACTTTAAACCACGAAGATTATCCAATCGCTCCCCAGTAAAGAATCTTATTTCGCCTCCGCTAATTAACTTAAATGTTAAGTCACTACGGTTTGGAACTGCCACATTACTTGGCATAAGCCGTGCAAGTTCATCAAAAAATACTTTAGCAAGTTGGTAGGTTGGAGTAATATAAGCCACACGTTTTCCTTGCATTGCTTCAATACAAGTGATAACCTGGCATATAAGTGATTTGCCCCATCTCCTTCCTGACATGAGGACTTTAAACCTTGCTTTGGATTCTAATACTTTAGCTTGGTTCTTGTGTGGTTTCGGGAGTATTATGTTCGTTTGCAAAACTTATTATTACTTCTTGTTTCTCCTCATTCTTCGCTCTATCAGTCCAACCTAAAAGATTCTTTGCATAGAAAATACCTTTGCCTTCATTAGCCACGACATCCGCTGCCAATGCTCTAAATAATTCATCAATCTGCTTGGTTATCTTATGGCAAGGATGGTCTTCTTTTGAAAGGACTTCATAATAAGTTGCCCTTTTATAAAACTCAAATCCTTGTCTTGGCAACCATATTAAAAGAAAGAAGCTAATCGTTGGCAAATGTCTCTCTCTTATTATTTTAACTCCAGCACCCGTAGCCACTTCCTTAGTTGAGTTAAGACAATAGTCAATATATTCATCTGCCCATTCAAGCAATCTCTCCTGGTCAATATCTTTAACTAATCTTGCCATTATTTTCTAAATAAAAGTGACCACTCGGTTGGAAGTGTTAATTTCTTTTCTAATGTAAATCCGAATTGAGCAAAAAATTCAATCCAACTTTCTTCTGATTTAATATTAATATGACCCCAAGCCTCATCTTGCTCAGGAGTTGTATAATATGGAGTTGATGAAAATAAGAAATATTCACAATTAATATTATTCATATAATCATTGATTTGCTCATCGGTTAAATGCTCCATTACTTCAATGCTAACTATCATTTGACAATGCTTAGGATAATCAGTAATGCCATTTAATTTTACTCCTCTTTGATAAGCATATTCCTGATGATATTTATTTGGCTCAATCCCATAATAATCGCAACCTTTATGAATTAAGCATTCGCCTAACGTTCCCATTCCAGCGCCTATCTCAATTATATTTCTTGAATAGTTTTTTATGATATTAGCTACTCCATTCATTAAATTAAAATAATCAGGATTTTCGGGAGTTATTCCATTAGCTACTTCAATATCAAAAAATTCTTTTTCAGTTACTGGCATTTTATTCTATTAGTTTAGAATAAATAGCAAAACGGAACTCATTAATTTTAAATAAGTCATAATGCTCTCGAACATATTCAGCATTTGACTCGCCAAAATCCGTTCTCATTTGTGAACTAAAAGCCATTCGTTTAATATCTCTTTCCCAATTATCAACCCAGCATACCGTTGGAATATCATCGTATGGCGCTCTTTTAATTGCCATCAAGGGAATCCGTTTAGCACCAGCTTCTAATGCCTTTAGATTCGATTTCATACGATTAAATTTATTGTCAAGCAATGGCGCAAGTAATATGTCAGCCTCCTGGTAGAAATTCATGTACAAATCTACGGGCATCGATTCAAGAATCTTATAGTTGAGTTTCTCGCCAGCAGTAAACCAATCGCCCATCTGATTCCAATGAAATTCGTTTGCTTTATTCCAACCGCATAGAAGCATCCTTGTCGATTCTCTAAACGATTTAGACTTAGACAATTCAAATATCGGATTCTTTAATTGCCTCATATCAGGAAAGTGAGTGATGCTTCCCGTGTGCGCAATGGTAACTAATTCGTTAACATTTCTTGTCGCAGTAAATTGGTCTTTGTCAAATGGCAAAGCATTCGGTAAAATATAGCAGTTAGGATTAATCTTTACTATTTCAATTCTTAATCGGTTATGAGTTGTCGTTACAACATCAGCCACTTTGATATAATGCTTAATGATATTTGGGATATTTAAATCTCGGTAAGTCTTGGCTGATAAATGCTGGCTAAACAACTCCCAATAGTCATCAATATCAACAACCAATTTAAAGCCTAACTTATCCTTCCATTTTAATAAATCGGGCAATGGTATCAATTCGCAAAAACGATTAACGACAACCACGTTTATTGACTTCTCAATAAGCATTTCTTCGGTCATTGTATCCGTAATAATGCAGTATTCCTTTTTCATTACCGACAATGGTAACGCAAGGCGATGGTAAGTAACTCCTGAATGCCTAGTTCCGACGGCGCAGATTCTTAGTTTTGACATCGTTTGGTTTTGGTTGAGTGAGTTTGGCAATGTACTTTATTCCTTCGTAATGTGCTGATAATCTTTTTAGCATATCGAATACGCAAGAGCCACACCACGAATTGAAATTAAAATCCTTGTTTACATATTTACGATATAAAGTCGCATATTCTTCAAGTACTTCTCTTTCTATGTTTTTAGTAAACCCCAAAGCAACTGCCTCAAAGTTTATTATATTGGCTTCTATAAATGCTATCTCTTGCTCGGTCATAGTTTGTTTATTAATCGATAAATGACTGCTCCTAATATTCCTGAACTAAATACAATTGCAATCCATTCTTGAAACTGAATAGGAACGACAATTAAAACGATAGCACTCCAGGTACTTAAACAAGGAGTGCAACTAAACGGTTTAAAGTTTAGTCCAAATGACTGATATAAATTTGTCATCGTAAAAAACACGGCAAAAGAAACGGCTGCGATTATAGTTATCATCTATTTGTTTGGTAAATTTCATCCTTAACTAAACTCCAATATGCCTGGTCATCTGCCTTTAATTTCTGCTCAAGAATTAATGAACAAAAGTACAAAGCTAATTCGAAAGCAAATGCTTTATTGCCACAAAAATACAAGGCATTAATTAATAAACTTTTGGCTTTCTCATCAGGCTTCATCCCTTATCTTCTTTTTAATGTTTGAAATCGTTTTGACAATCGACATATACGGAATGCCAGTCTTTCTCGAAATCTCAGTTTGATTAAAATTTAATTCGACGTATGTATCAAGTAACATATCTTCATACCAAGATAAAGACTTTCGTGCAACTTCTACTTGATTAAATAGCTTTTCTTTGTAATCCTTTGATTCATCCTCAATCTGCACTAATTCGTGAATCTCATCAATGCTTTCAAACTTGGCTCTAAAATGTCTAAAGAATGGTTGATTCATTCCAGTACTATAAATCATATTAAGCATACATCTGACCAACCAATATTTCAATCCACTCGTTCCGTTGTTATTGTATATCGACCAAAATTTGTCTTCAGATATTGAGCAAAGATTTAAAAACATTTCTTGCTTTAGTTCTTCCCTCAAATTTGCTGGTTGCATTTTCATCAAGGCTTGCTTAATCTCCTTTGAATTATAAAGTTCCTCAATGATTTGCGACCTGGTCATTCCTTTGATTTTCTGATTATTTCAAAAATAAAATAAACAATAAAAGCCACCTCGATTATTCCAACCGCAATGGCTTCCCAAATTAACCTTTCCACTTTTCGAGTTCCCGATTTAAATACCAAACTGCTTTACTTAAATCTTTCTTTTTAAATCCTTTCTTATCGGCTCGCAGTATGTACTTAATTGCGTTTCCAAGATTAAAGTTTAAGTCGAATGCATCAATTATATCTATTACCTCGATGCCATTACCCTGATAATGCTCAGGATGATTGACCTCTTCTTTGATAACTCCTTGATAATTAATCTTTTCCATACGCAAAGTTTACATTAAAGATTGTGCTTTTCCAAATAATCCTTTATTTTTTTTGTTTGTCGGTAAGCTGGATATGAAGCACCGCTTTCCATTTTGATTCGATTTAGGTTTATTTCAAGGCTATAATTCAAGTCTTGATAGGTTGCACCTTCGATAACTACTTGGATTGTAGGTCGTTGTAATCTCATTGTAATCCATTTGATTGCACTTAAATGGTTATCCTTCAAATCTCATCCGCTTTAAATCTCTTAATCAAACTCTCGCAGTCTTCTATCGACCTAACAACTGCATAATAATACCCGTGATTAATTGCTATCTGCTCAAATGCTTTTTGATTTGGTTGCTGGCTTCCTTTCTCAATCTTAACCTCAACAAATAAACCTTTCCATCGTTTATTTGAAACCATCCAAAACATATCAGCCACTCCAGCCTTTGCTCCTTCCATCTTTAATTTTATAGCAACTAACCTATGCCTTGCACCTCCGTTTGGAATTGCATAATAGTAAAAGTCCTGAGTCCATTCTAGCCATTTACAAATTGCCACCTGGAGTTTATGTTCGTGTTCGTTTCTCATTGTCAAGTTATATCTTTACTTTATACCCTTGTGCATATAAAAGGTTTGAAATTGTGCATATTATAAAACTTTGCATATAAATGCGTCACAATTATTCCTGACTATGTGACATAATTTGTCGGATGTATCCCTCACTATATGGCATTAACTTAATTTATGACGGGATTTTCCAATAATAACATTAAACATATTTTACAAATTGTATGCTTTTTGTAAAACCTATTTGTTGTTATGCAAAAATTCTCCAATGACTTCTGCTTCATCAATTATCCAATGCTCAAACTGAGTTTCGGTAAACGTTGCTCCAATTACTAAAGTTTTAAGTGCCTGAAAGTAATCATCCAAGTCAACATCGATATGGTCAAACTCAACCGAAATAATCTTGCCATCTATTTCCAGGCTCAACTTTGTTTTATTATTGCTCATTTTTATTGTTTATTTAATAAATCTTTTAAAAAATTAGAAATATTTAACATACCTTCTTTTTCTCTTTTAAACTGCATTTCTTTATATTCTTCACTTTGCATATAATCAGGCAATAAACAATTTTCTATAAATAGTTTATCCTCATGCGCTTTATT